ACGTTTTGTTAAACCTGAAGGTCCCGTAAAAAATTCATTATTATTTAATTGTCCGGCAGCTGTTTTATCGGCCTGAGAAAATTCTATCTCAAATACATTGGGATATTCAAAAAAAGCTCTTGACGCCGCACCAAATGATCGAATACCTTCTGCTACTCCTTGCGCTGTTTCGGAAAATAAAGGACCTAATAAATTGCCTGCAACTTCTGGTGCTGCTGTACCGACACCGTATTTTGGATGCATTGCTCTTTTTATTTGATAGATTATATTCATCATAGTTTTTGCTTCATCATAATTTCTAGGTGATAATTCAAAAGTAAATGTATGTTCTCTGTGATTTACACCTTGAAATAATATAACTTTGTGAGGATTTGCAACTACACCGGTCAAGTTTGCAATTATCGACTGACCTAGTGCTCCCGTTTGACCCGCTGCAAGAGCTGCACCACCTACGGCAGCAGCTCCAGCCAGCCTGCCGGCTTGACCGGATGATTGCCCTTGGATAGTTTGAAATATTGAATTTATTTCATTTCGAACAGAAGTCAATATACGACTAACAGTTTGTCCGGGAGTTTGACTAGCTAATGCTTGTGATATTTGCTGAATACCTGTTCCGATAGCTGATGCTGCTTGACCCGCATCCGCTATAGATGCGGCGTGTGTAAGCAATTCACCTAATGCTGAAAGATTTGGATTTGCATAGTCCATTGTATAATTAGCCACAAGTGATGTTGGCATGGGTAGGGTAATATGCGCTATTCGTCGGGCAGCATTTCTAGTACTTTGTCCAAATATTTGACTATCGGATTCAAGAGATGATGTTCTAGTTATGCTTCTAAATTCTTTAATCAAAAATGATACATGATGATCTATATGAGTATAATCTCTAGGGAAATAAAGAATTTGTCCTATACCAGTTGTTGGATTTCTTCTAGGCCTGACAGCGCCTGGTGTAAATTGAAAAATAGGACCCTGGCCGAGTAGACCGCCTATGTTTATACCGTATCTACCTGACATGTTTGAAAACCATCCCTTCTAGTTAGGGTTATTTATGCCATACATAAACGGTGGCATACAAAGGACGTTATCAACCAGCAAGACCTGAAAAATATCGCGGCGATCCTAGAAACATTGTGTATAGGTCGCTATGGGAACGTCGCGTCATGGTCGAATTTGATACAAATGACAATGTACTCGAATGGGCCTCAGAGGAGATCCAGATACCCTATGTATCGCCAATAGATGGAAAGCGTCACCGTTATTTTCCAGATTTTGTTGTAAAAATGCGAGATCGTGACGGAAAAGTGATTGTAAAAATGATAGAAGTAAAACCACTAGCGCAAACTAAACCGCCACCACCACATCAAACAGGTAAAAGACCAAGTCGAAAGTATTTGACAGAGGTTACCACATATGGGATAAATAGCGCAAAGTGGAAAGCTGCCCAAGAATATTGTAGAGACCGTGGGTGGGAATTTGTGATAATCACGGAGAGGGAGCTAAAGCTCAAATAATGGTCAATTATGTCTTTGATAATATTCTGACTCAAGGTGAGAAGCAAGGACTTCTTCCCAATAAGACACAGCAATCGCGTAACTGGTTTCGCGCACAGGCCAGCAAAGTTGCTATGGGACCAAATGCTCTTATGGCGGAAGATCGTAGTGCAATGGTCACCGTACCAATGATTGGTCAGATGTACCTATTTGCTTATGATCCAAAGACTAAAGAAAAACTACCCTATTATGATAGATACCCTCTCGTATTTCCATTTGATTCTACTCGCACCGGTGGTCGTGCTGCAGGTACCTCATCATCGCAAGGTTTCATGGGTCTAAACATGCATTACCTTCCGTTACGTCTTCGTGCTAGATTGATGGATGCGCTTTACACGGTGATAAGTGATGAGAAATACGATGAGCGCACACATCTACAGATATCATATAAGCTACTCAGCTCTGTCACACGATATCGCTTCTATAAACCATGCATCAAGCAATATCTTTTCTCACATGTTAGAACAAGATATTTTCGCGTAGACCCAAAATCGTGGGATATAGCATTATTCATGCCGCTTGAAAGATTTACAGGCGCAAGCACAACAGCTGTTCATCGCGACAGCTATTCAAAGGTACAGTGATATGGCAAATCGTAGGTTTAACGTATCAGAATTTACTGCTGAGATAGGTAGGAAAGGTGTCGCAAAAACAAACCTCTTCTCCGTATCAATCACACTACCTGAGGCCCTTCGATTTCTATTTGATACGTCTGTTATACCGTTGCGCGTTGAATCAGCCTCTATTCCACAACGCAGCTTGATGACCTTGACACAAAGATATTATGGCCCAGAGCGCAAAATACCTTATTCATTCATGAATCAAACCATGCGATTGAATATAGTTCTTAGCGATACTATGGTTGAGCGCGAAATATTTATGGCCTGGCAAGACCTAGCAACGTCAGGTGGTTTTATTGGTGGTTATCGCAAATCTCGAAATAGACCTTTAGGATTTACAAATAAAGGGTTTCATAATTCGTCATATTATGATGAGATTACAGGTCTCGTCGATATATTACAATTTGCTGAAAATCCTACAAATCAAGTTCCGTCAGCAATTGAAATAGCTAGTGGTGTATTGCAAGGTGATATTCTTAATTTGCTACAGGATCTTTATCAATCATATAGTCCAATATTTCAAAATTACTATGGTCCAAATGATAGACCTATATTTCCACGTTATCGAATACAGCTACAAGAAGCATACCCATTAACTGTTTCTGACGTAGTGATGGACTGGAGTCAAGATGGTATTGCAAAACTTGCTGTTGATATAGAATATTTTGTGGCCACAGAACGTCACCCAGAATCTTTGCCGATGGAAGCACTAACAGCCATAGAAAGCTTGGGTCGCGGAATTATAGGCGGACTAAATCAATTTGGTCCAATACTTGGATTATTTCGGAGAGAGGGATTAGCTGGTGGCGCGCGCGCTCTAGCACAACGTACCGGTTTACCAAGACCTTCAGGATTTACTTGAAATAGGAGATTATTATGGCTTTACCAAAAATTTCTACACCAACATTCACGACAATTATTCCGTCAAATAAGAAAGAAATTACATATAGGCCCTTTCTAGTTAAGGAAGAAAAAAACCTTTTGATTGCAATGGAATCAAAAGAACAGAGTGATATGCAACGCGCAATGATTGATATGATTTCAAGTTGCATACTAACTGAGGGTGTGGATATTGATAAATTGCCTTCTTTTGATTTGGAATATCTTTTTCTTAAAGTCAGAAGCAAATCAATTAGTGAAAAAGTAACACTAGGTTACAAACATAAAGATGGCATCAATTACAAGGGTGAACCATGCGATGCCGTAACTGATGTTGAAATTAATCTTGATGATATAGATGTAAAATTTTCTGATAAACACTCAGCAATTATAAAACTTGATGATAAGCTTACTCTAAAAATGAAATATCCCACAATTGCCGATTTAAAACTGGGTGAAGATATTAATGAATTTGATATGGTCGCTAGGTGCATAGAAAATGTTTATGACAACGAAGAAATCTATGAGCCTGATGATTTAGATGATGCAAAAGCCTTTTTGGGATCATTGAGCAATCAACAATTTGCGAAGGTCGCTGAATTTTTTAGCACAATGCCAACTTTGTCTCATAATATGACATATACTTGCAAGAAATGTGGTCAGGTTGATACCATCGAGCTAAAAGGTATAGCAGATTTTTTTTGATGGCCCTCTCTCATAATACTCTGGCTAACTATTACGTATTGAATTTTTCATTAATGCAGCATCACAAATACAGTTTGTCAGAAATTGAATCAATGATACCTTGGGAGAGGGAAATATACGTTAATATGCTTGTAAATTATCTTGAACAAGAAAAGGCAAAACAAGAGGAAAATAGATAATTGGCAAATCTTGCAAGCATGATAGAAAAATACAGTCTAGCTAATAATCAGTCATTATTAGCTGCTGGTTCTATCATGTTTACCGCAATGAATCCATTTTTACGCACAAATGTAACAACCAAATCAATCGAAAAGACTACCGGAGGAATACAGGAACCTTTTACATCGATGCGTAAAGTATTTGAAGACGTAGTAAATATATTTAAAGGTATTAATCGTGAGAACGAAAAACAAAATACAATATTTGATCGTATTGAAAGATCCGAGGATGAAAATAGACAAGAGCGCACTAATATTATTCGACAGACAACTATAAAGGAGGATACGAATGATGATGAAGAAGAAAATGAATCAGGAAGAATATCCTTAATAGTACGAGCGGTATTAAATGTAATACGCAGAGTGGTATCAACAATACGCAGAGTAGTATCAACTATTATTAGTGCATTTAGAAGATTAGTTGGTGCTATAGTTACTTTAGCAAGAAATATAGCACGTATTTTACTTGGTATTATCAGAGTTCTTGGAATATTACGCAGAAGATTTCCTCTTGCTTTTGTTGTCGGCGAAGTTGGTTATGCTTTTGGTCTTTTTGAACCAATTGAAAGACTTATTGATGCATTAGAAA